CTAGACAGTACACGTATCTAACTACCTTTGGTTAAATATAGGTTTGGGAAACACATATCTCTGTCGTTGTCACAGAGTTCTATTGGTATTTACAATTGTGGCCAGCGGTTTCACTGACTGCCTAACAGTTTTGCGTATTTACAAAGCTTCTGTGATATTATGATATATATGTTTTTGTATTTTGTTTCTAACCTAGTGATTATATATTTTGGGTTAAATACATATATGTACAACTATGACTAGAAACCAGGGAACAGATACTTCAAAAATCTGCCATAGATTTTCAGTGAAGTCTGGCCTGGTGGTGAGGTTATTTCCTGGGCATCGGAGTCCGACCCCATCACTGGTCTTCTTTCTGGTCGGTCCTCACCTTGGACCTGTCTCGTTCCGGCACGAGGATCGGTACGGGGATTTACCACCGCAACAATCTTCCTGTCACTCCCCCTGCACCCTTTCATCCCAGGGGGGCCGCCTCTAACGCCAGTATTGTATGCCTTATCCATGTAATTGCGGATCTTATCCTCCCATGAAGTCCTAGGCACAAACATGTCTCTAGCTTGGGCTGCTGATATTACCCAGCTGCAGAACATGTTGTACTTGTCCTTTCCATGGTAGGCTGCCTCATCAAAGGCATCACCCACATTAGCTAGGAATTGGGCACGCACATTACTAGCGTGACTCGCTCTTACATACCTGACCATATCTGCTATTGTGTCAAATTCGAGCGGTGGAAGCCACATTGCCAGGTCCTGATCAAAGCGAAAGCTGCGTTTTAGAAACTGCACTTCGCTAAGATGCCGAAATGTTGTTTTTGTGGCTTGTTTGGTTGCTGATGTTACTTTCCAGCCGAATTCTTTATACGCGTCGGCTACTACGTCTGGTCTTAAAATATGTGCAATTAATGGGGACACTGTGCAGACAAAGTCATCTGAATAAAATCTTGGAACTACTAATGAAAGGAATGTTTTCCATGACAAAAGTCTGTCCAGTGTGCCAAAAATTTCTTTAAGGTCTTCATGGTGCTCTCCATACCATGCTCTTTCCATAATAATTCTGTATAATGTATAGAAGAGCGCCATGTGAGCCAAAGTGTTATCAACTGTTGTTCCAGCCCAACCTGATCCCATGCCGCCATGCTTTCTGTAAAGATATGGTCCAAATTGGACGGTATGGGAGCAGGCATTGGCTGCCTGTGTTAATCTTGCAAGCTGGTATTCATCCTGATAAACTAAATTCTTGATTTCTGCTGTCACTTTGAATAACCTGGCATGCATATGTCCATCCCAGGCTGATGCGTCAATATCCATAGCATTGTTGGAAAAGACTGCAAGCCTTGATGCTAATATTGGCCATTGTGAATGTACGTCTAGGCCTGGGCACCAAGGGTTGTCGCCATTTCCAGCTTCATAGAATCTGGACGCAAAATCCTGGTTGAACATCCTCCATACAGTGTTCTCATCTGCTGGATAAGTGTCAATCTGTCTGGGTTTGTACATTTTCTCCATTGTACGGAGTTCATCTTTGGCAAAGACATAGGATGTAGTTGTCTTTGCAATGCCAACTCGGTATAGGTTGGCCCTTTCAATGCAGTCCGCCTCAAACTGCGGGTCTAGGAAGCTGATCTCCCCTTTCTCATCAAACCGAAAGAGGCCGGTCTTTCCTGGGCCTGGATGGGTGGCCTTGTAAGGAAATCCAGCTGATGTATGTGGATTCAACCGGTCTTCTGAGTTGTGGAGAGCCTCCCTAACCGTATAGACTCTCAGCGGGCTGCGCTTCACATCAAAGACTTCTATGATGTGATCAGCTATTGCATCTCTTGCTGCACAGAGGTGATGTTCTGGCAGCGGAGTCTGATTGACATCAGTCGCCTTCATCAATGAAGGAGATAGTGGGTGACTGATGCCTGTCAATTCATGGTATGGCTCCCACCTCGGGTCATGCGGTCCGATAACCACAGGAACCCTTTTCGGTGGGTGTGCCACATCTATCTGTTGCTTTATTGGGGATGGTCTTATCACAGAGCGGGGGAATGGATCTGCTATGAACTTCTCGTCTGTAATGATGCCAACAAAGTCTACAGTCTTACCATCATGTATAAGCTCTACTGGCACATCCTCATTAATGCCTTTTGGTGCCCAACAGCACGTTGTTGCCTCAGTGCTAATGGACACACTATCCATACCCGCTTCGTTCTCTGCTGCATTCAATAGGTCTTCAATCAAATTGCGGGTAATAACTGAAATGTATGTTATACCTTTATTATTCATGCCTGACACTATACCCATGAGGGGTTTTGTGCTGTCTTTGGTGCTCATGGAAAAACAGGGGCTTCCACTATCTCCTTTTTTAGCCATTCCGTCGACCAGGATAACATTAACCATGTCAGTGCCATCAATGGTCTTATTACTACTGGCCCCCCTCCATGAGCTATTTCTCTCATAGGCAATGAGCCTATGTCCAGCAAGCCTATATCCTTGTATGTTATAGTGTGCTGTTGAG